CCTTGGACTTTTCTGCCGCTTGGCTTCGGACTTTTTCGGTTGCTGAAGTCGAGTAGCGCCGCCGGAACCTAAGCGAACTGCTCTGGACCCCTCCCTGGGCATTCCGCCGCAACGCAAACCTCGTGCCTTACGCGGGCGCGGGCGACCCCCGCCCCTTGGCGAATGTACAAGCCTCGCGCTATACTCCGCTCATGTTGCTTGGGCGTGAGGCTCAGGCGGGCCTCCGCGCGATGCGGGGGATTCATTATCAGTACAGAGGCGGAGGGAGCGTGATGCACCCGATTGAGAAGCTCAAACCGAAGCCGATGGTGCCCTTCACCGCGGATCGCAAGGAGCAGTACTTGGAGTTGTTCCGTTCGCACCCGGACCTGGGTGGGCGGAAGTACCTTTGCGCGGAGGCCGTTGGCGTCTCCAGCTCCACCATCGACTATCACGTCAAGCATGACCCGGAGTTCGCCCAGGCATTGGAGGACGCGCGGCAGGCATGGATTGACGAGAACATCATCACCGCGGCCTTGAAGCGGGCGCGGGACGGCGTGGAACGTCCGATTGTCGGCGGTAAGTACAAGGATGAGATAATCACCTATGAGCGCGTGTACAGCGATGCGCTGATGGCAATGATGCTGCGCGCTCACCGTCAGGAGTTCAAGGACGGTAAGGACAACGCGGGCCTGAACACCTCCGGCACTGGGGGCGTCCTGATCGTCCCGGGCGCACCGGCCACGGTCAACGACTGGGCGAACCAGTTTGGCGACCTCGCCCGGGGAACCACGGGCCGTCCGACCGGGGAGGGCAGCTGATGAGCACCCCGACCGAAGTGGGCAAGGCGGTCGCCATCGCGGCCCGCGAGGACTACCCGATTGAGTGGCGCGAGACGGAGCCCGGCGAGCTGCGGGGCTTCTACGTGGACCCGGAGACGGGCAAGGAGACGGAGGCGACCTGGTGCCCGCAGTACGGCTCGCAGCTCGCGTTCCTGATGGCGCATCCGATCTTCGAGGTGCTGTATGAGGGGACGCGCGGCCCGGGCAAGACCGATTGCTTGCTGATGGACTTCCTCCAGCACGTGGGGAAGGGTTACGGCTCGGAGTGGCGCGGCATCCTGTTCCGCCAGACCTACCCGCAGCTGTCGGACGTGATCAACAAGACCAATAAGTGGTTCAAGCGCATCTTCCCGGGAGCCAAATACAACAAGGTGGAGCACAAGTGGACCTTCCCGGACGGGGAGGAGCTACTGCTGCGCCACATGAAGTCGCCGGAGGATTATTGGAACTACCACGGCCACGCCTATCCCTGGATTGGCTGGGAAGAACTCTGCAACTGGGCCGATGACAAATGCTACACCGTCATGATGTCCTGCTGCCGCTCCACGAAGCCGGGAATGCCCCGCTGCTACCGGGCGACCACCAACCCCTACGGCCCCGGCCACAACTGGGTCAAGGCCCGCTTCCGCCTCCCCCATATGCGCGGGCGTCCCCTCCTGGACTCCATGCGCGACGGGGAGCGCGAGCCGCCCCGGGTCGCCATCCACGGGTCCATCTATGAGAACCAAATCCTGCTTCACGCTGACCCGGACTACATCAGCAAGATTCGAGCCGCCGCCCGGAACCCCTCCGAACTCGCGGCCTGGCTCCACGGCTCCTGGGACATCATCGCGGGCGGCATGTTCGATGACATCTGGCGCGGCGACGTTCACGTGGTCCCCTCCGTCCCGCTCCACCTGATCCCGAAGCGGTGGAAGATTGACCGCAGCTTCGACTGGGGCAGCTCCAAGCCCTTCGCCGCCCTTTGGTGGGCGGAGTCCAACGGGGAGCCCTTCGAGTACAACGGGCGCGTGTACGGCAGGGTGCGCGGCGACACCTACATGATCCAAGAGTGGTACGGCTGGAACGGAACCCGCAATGAGGGCGTCCGCATGCTGGCCACGGAGGTCGCCCAGGGCGTCAAGGACCGGGAGGAGGACTGGAACATTCAGGGCCGCGTCAAGCCCGGCCCCGCTGACTCCTCCATCTTCGACGTGGAGAACGGCAACAGCATCGCCGGAGACATGGAGAAGAAGGGCGTGCGCTGGACGCCCGCGGACAAGGGGCCGGGCTCGCGCAAGCAGGGCTGGGAGCAAATCCGCAAGCTGCTCAAGGGGGCGTTGCCTCCGGCGGGCGGCGGTCCGCGCGAGGTCCCTGGGCTGTTCATCTTCGACTGGTGTCAGCAGACCATCGAGACGGTCCCGGTGTTGCCCCGCGATAACAAGGACCTGGATGACGTGGACACGGAGGCGGAGGACCATATTGGTGACGCCATTCGCTATCGGGTCCGCAAGAAGCTTCGCGGAGTCAAGCAGGGCAATATGTAAACAACTTGCCGCGGCCTCGCCTTCGGGCGAGAATCGCGCTGACCAGGAGAATCAACGATGGCAGACGACAAAGACCCCAAGAGCCCCGCCACTACCAGCTGGGCCTATGACCTGATGGCTCCCCGCTGGAACGTCATCGAGACGCTTCTGGGCGGAACGGAGGCGATGCGCGAGGCGGGCGAACGCTACCTGCCCAAGCACACGGAGGAGACGCAGCAGGGCTATGATGAGCGGCTACAGTCCGCCGTCCTCCTGAACATGGTGGAGCAGACCCTGGACACCCTGTCCGGCAAGCCCTTCAGCGAGCCGATCAAGCTCAACGATGACGTGCCCGCGGCGATCCAGGATCAAATCCTGCCTGACGTGGACCTTCAGGGGAACAACCTGGACGTGTTCGCCCGCCGCTGGTTCCGGGAGGGAATGGCCAAGGCCCTCTGCCACGTACTCGTAGACATGCCCCGCCCGCCCCGCGCCCGGACGGCCAGCCCCGGACCCTGGCGGATGACCGCCGGGAGGGCCTGCGCCCGTATTGGGTCATGATCAAGCCGGAGTGCCTGCTGTTCGCCCGGGCGGAGGTGATCAACGGCGTGGAGGTCCTTCAGCACGTCCGCATCCTGGAGCACTACGCCGCTCAGGACGGCTTCGCGGAGGTGACCCGCTGCCGCATCCGGGTCCTGGAGCCGGGCCGTGTCCAGCTTTGGGAGCCGAAGAAGCGCAGCAACGCCCAGAAGGAGGAGTGGGCGCGGACCGATGAGTGGGCGACGGGACTGCCGTACATCCCGCTGGTCACCTTCTACGCGGACCGCCAGGACTTCATGGCGGGTAAGCCGCCGCTGCTGGACTTGGCTTGGTTGAACGTGGCTCACTGGCAATCGACCGCGGACCAGCGCCACATCCTCACGGTGACTCGCTTCCCGATCCTGGCCTGTTCGGGCGCATCCGGGGAGGATTCGGACCCCGTGGTTGTGGGACCCAACAAGATTCTGTACAACCCGGACCCGCAGGGCAAGTTCTACTACGTGGAACACACCGGCGCGTCCATCGAAGCGGGCCGCAATGACCTCAAGGACCTTGAGGAGAAGATGGCGGGCTATGGCGCTGAGTTCCTGAAGGAGAAGCCCGGCGACCAGACCGCGACCGCTCGCGCCCTGGACAGTGCGGAGGCGTCCAGCGACCTCGCGGCGATGACGGGGTTGTTCGAGGACGCCCTGGCCCAGGCCCTGGACATCACCGCGGAGTGGATGCGCTTGGGCGTTGGCGGCGGCACGGTGGAGCTGGTCAAGGAGTACGCGGTTGGGGATCAGGACGCGACCGGCCTGGACGCCCTCCGCTTCGCCCGCGAGAAGCGCGACATCAGCCGCAAGAGCTACCTGAACGCCCTCCGCCTCCGCGGTATCTTGCCGGAGGAGTTCGATGAGGACGAGGACTGGGAGCAGCTGCTGGAGGAGACCAGCGCGATGGTCGGGGCGGCGGGCCTGGACCTGGACCCGGCCCAGGAGGATGAGCTGGAGGATGACGGCGCGGGCGGCGATCAGCCCCCGGCCCAGAACGGAGGTCAGTGATCATGAGTAACGTCTGGTTGTTCCTCGGGCTTTGGTTTCTCCTGAGCCTGATCGTTGCCCCCATCGTCGGCAAGTTCATCGCCTTCGGCATGGGGTCGGACCAAGAAATGGAGAAGCCCCGTGCCGACCTTCAATGAAGAATACCGGGACGCTGCGCTGCGCCACCAAGTGGACCTCCGCCGCTACACCGCGGGCCTCGCCCGCCGGGTCGCCCGCCTCCTGGAGGAGGCGGACCGGGACCTGACGGAGCGGCTGCGCCAGCGGCTCGCCCGGTTCGAGGGCCGGGACCTGGACTTCACCGGCGAGCGGTGGAAGGTCCTGCTGGCGGACATCCGCGGGGCTCGCGCCGCGGCCCTTCAGGAGTACCGGGACCTTACCCGGAGCGAGCTGGGCCAGTTGGCGGTGCTCGAAGGGCAGGCGGAGGTGGACATGCTCCATTCCTCCGTGAACATCGAGGTGGGATTCATGGCGGTGAACGCGGACCAGCTCCGGGCCATCATCACGTCCCGCCCGTTCCAGGGGCGTCTCCTCCGCGATTGGTTCAAGAGTCTGGAGCAGGGCGATCAGGCCCGCCTGACTCAGGCCCTCCAGCTCGGGATGACCAACGGGGAGCCGGTTGACGACATCGTGCGGCGGGTGGTCGGGACGCGCAAGAACGCCTACGCGGACGGCATCCTGGCGATGACCCGGCGGGACGCCCAGGCAATCGTCCGCACCGCGGTCAATCACGTATCGAACATGGCCCGGGGTTACGTCTGGGACGCCAACAGCGACGTGATCACCGCGAAGGTTTGGGTGAGTACGTTGGACGGTAGGACCACGGCGGTTTGCCGCGCCCGGGACGGCCATGGGACTCCCGTGGGCAACAACCCGCTACCGCCGGAAATCCCGCCGCTGGTTCCGAAGGAGGCGAAGCCCCCGGCCCACTTCAATTGCCGGTCGGTCATGGTCGCCTACATCGACGGCGTGGGCCTCCTGGGCAACCGCCCGACTGTCAAGGACACGCGCACCCGGCGGGTGCGTGAAATCGACTTTCGCAAGATGGCGAAGGAGCAGGGCAAACCGATCCAGGAGATCAGGAAGGCTTGGGCCGCGGAGAACGTGGGCCGGGTTCCTTCCGCGACCAACTACCGGGATTGGCTCAAGACTCAGCCGGCACGCTTCCAGGATGAGGTCCTGGGCAAGACCAAGGCCCGGTTGTTCCGCGAGGGCGGGTTGACGGTGGATCAGTTTGTTGATCGTGCCGGAAACGAGTTGACGCTGGACCAGCTCGCCCAGAGGAAGCCGGACGCCTTCCGGCGTGCGGGCCTAGACCCGAATGAGTTTTGACAGTATTCTTCGACTTGCGTGATGCACTTCGGCGGGTGATCCGTCATACATTGAGGAAAGAACTATGGACTTTGAATTCACTCCGGTCGATTCCATCGACAAAGTCCCGGAGCAGTTCCGGGGAATCTACAAGCAGGGCGATGACGGCAAGTTTGTTGTCGATGAGTCGCACAATGGCATCGTGGAGGCCGTGACTGGCCTGAACCGTTCGCTGAAGGCCGCACGCGCCGAAGCGAAAGCCAAGACCCAGGTTGACCTGAGCCCCCTGGCCGACTTCGGCAGCTCCCCGGAGGAAATCAAGGCCGCAATCGAATCCCGCGTCAGCGAACTCCAGGAGCAGGTGACGAAGGGCGGTGACGCCAAGGTCAACCTGGAGAAGATCAAGCAAGACCTCGCCAGCGCCCACGCCAAGGACCTGGAGAAGGCCAACAAGCGCGGCGAAGCCCTCCAGAATCAGCTGTACGGACTGCTGGTTGAGAACGCGGCGACCGCCGCAGTGGCGGAGCTGAAGGGCGTCCCGGAACTCCTCCTGCCGTTCATCAAGCAGCAGGTGAAGGTGGTTGAGGAGGAGGGCCAGTTCAACGTGTACGTGGTGGACGGCTCGGGTGACCGCCGTTACTCCGGCGTGACCGGCCAGCCGATGACCATCAAGGAGCTGGTGGCGGAAATGAAGGCCAACGAGAAGTATGGCCGCCTGTTCGAGTCGGAGGCCCCGGCGGGTGGCGGTATGCCGCCGCGCGGTGGTGCGACTCCTCCGCGCCAGCCCGGCCAGCAGCTTTCGGCCAATGAGAAGATCGCGGCGGGCCTGGCCAAGGGCCAGTACAAGGCGGGCCGCGGTCGCTGATAGACCGGGGGGGAAGCCTCGAAAGCCAAGGGGGCTTCCCTTTTTCGCAACTTGGCACTATACTGTACTCACTTTTGGTTGACAAGCCAGAGGCGAAGGCCCCCAAGGAGTGATTCCGGGAGGGCCGCGACGGAACACCGGGTGATCCGGCACGGCTGAGACCGCTGAATCAACAACTCTCTTTGGAGGACCAACCATGGCTTCTGTAACCCTGGCCGAATCGGCCAAGCTGGCCCAGGATGAACTGGTTGCTGGTGTGATCGAAAACATCATCACCGTCAACCGCATGTTCGATGTCCTGCCCTTCGACGGCATTGAAGGCAACAGCCTCGCCTACAACCGCGAGAACGTCCTTGGCGACGTGATCACGGCGGGCGTGGGCACCACCTTCTCCGGCGCAGGCGCGGGTAAGGGCGCGGCGACCTTCACCAAGGTCAACTCGAACCTCACCACCATCATGGGTGATGCCGAAGTGAACGGCCTCATCCAGGCCACCCGCTCCGGCGACGGCAACGACCAGACCGCTGTCCAGATTGCGTCCAAGGCGAAGTCCGCTGGCCGCAAGTTCCAGGACATGCTGATCAACGGCACCGGGACCGGCAATGACTTCGCGGGCCTGATCCAGCTGTGCGCTTCGGGTCAGAAGGCGGCGACCGGCGCCAACGGCGCGGCCCTCAGCTTTGACATCCTGGATGAGCTGATGGACCTCGTGGTGGACAAGGACGGGCAGGTGGACTACATCGCCATGCACGCTCGCACCCTCCGCTCTTACAAGGCGCTCCTGCGTGCCTTGGGCGGTGCCTCGATCAACGAGGTGGTGGAGCTGCCCAGCGGTGCGGAGGTCCCGGCCTACTCGGGCACCCCGATCTTCCGCAACGACTACATCCCGACCGACCAGACCAAGGGCACTGGCTCGAACCAGACCACGGTGTTTGCGGGTACGCTGGACGATGGCTCCCGCACCCACGGCATCGCCGGTCTGACCGCGACCCAGGCCGCGGGCATCCAGGTGGTCGATGTGGGTGAGGCGGAGGACGCTGACGAGCACATCTGGCGCGTGAAGTGGTACTGCGGCCTGGCTCTGTTCAGCGAGAAGGGCCTGGCCTGCGCTGACGGCATCACCAACTAAACGCCCGGGGTCCTTCCGCCCCGAAGCCCAAAAGAAGGGGCGGGATGGTCAACACCGTCTCGCCCCTTTCGTCTATCTGGAGAACAGTTATGCTTTACATGCTCGCGCTATCGCAAAACGCCGGAGGCGTCCAGGCCGTCAACGACCGTCGCGCTGTCGTGCTCAAACTCCCGGATGAAACCGCGCCGGAGGACGCCCTGGAGGTCGCCCGCGGCCTCGCCGCTGAAGCGGACCCGCTGAACGCGCCTGCTTGGGCGGGAGCCCTGGGCGGGTTCATGTCTGACGATTCGCTGGACAAGCTGGATGGCGTTCTCTGGCTTGATGTGAACCCGGAGACGCCCGAAGAACTCACCGGAACCCCGGGCGAGGGCGGAGGCGGCGAACTGCCCAGCAACCAGGCTATCGTGACGGACGGTCAGGGGCTGGTTACGGAGCTCAACGGCCAGTCCATGACTCTGGACCCGACCGTGGAAGACAACGAGGTCACCGGCCTCCAGACGCCTCCCAACTTTGGTTTGGTCCAGGACGCCCAGCAGCTTTCTGTCGAAGGCGGCACCGTCACCCTCTCCGTGAGTAACGGCGTGGTCGCGGCGGAGTTCGAGCCTGACGAAGCGTAAACCGAAACCCGGAGACTTGTAAATATGTCAGCTATCATCCAAACAATCTTCTTCCTGACGGGAGCCCTGGCCGGCAAGACCATCAAGCTGGGCTCGCTGCCGTATTCCTTCGTGGACGGGCGCACTACCCTGCACGCGACCCCGGAGGAAATGGCGATGCACGCCCGCTTCCTGGAGCGGAACTGGTCCGCCTTCCCGGAGGGACACCCAGCCCTGAAGGAGGCGACCCATGGCCAGCGTGATCTTCAAACGGACCCCCAGCCGGACGGCCAACACCCGGTACCAAGCGACCTACAGCCCAACGGGGCGGGGTCTGAAGCCGGTCAGCCGGCAGATGTCGGCGGCGGAGCAGCTGAAACCGCGTCCGGGGAAGCCGGGAGTGTTCCCGACGGGGACGGACAACCGGCGGGCGTGACGGAAGGCGCGAAGGAACCGGCCCCGGAGCTGAACACCAAGCTCCAGAAAGCCGTCCTGGGCCTGGACGTGGAGGATGACAGCCACTGGACGAAGGACGGCAAGCCCGCGATGACCGCGGTGGAGAAGCTGTATGGCTCCGCCGGGATCACCCGCGCTGACGTGGAGGCGGTCGCCCCCGGCTACGACCGGGACAAGGCGAAGGCCGCTGCTCAGCAGTAACCTCAACCCTTTGGGAGAACGATCATGGCGAAATCTGGAACCGTGACCAAATGCGCAAGCAAGATGGTCTCCGCTACCAAGTCCGGGGTCCGTAACGGCCCGGGCAACAAGAATGTCGTGAACGGCGGCAAGTCCACGGGCAAGCCGTCCGGCCCGACCGGCCCGATCAAGGGCAGCGACCGCGGCGGAGTCTGACCCGTGTTCGGCTCCGCTTCCTCCAAGGTCTGGGCCGCGGCGGGCGTCCTGTTCGCCGCGGCCTTGATCGCCCTCGCGGGCTACGGCTACGGCTACGGCTCCGGGAAGGCGACCGCGACCGCGGAGGCGGCGGAGGCCATGGATAAATACAAGGAGGAGGTCCGCGCCCGGGATCGGGAGCAGGAACGCCTCCTGACCGAAGCAAATGACCGGAACCGTCAACTGGAGACAGAACATGAGCAGCGTGTCGCGGACCTTCGGGCGGAGTACGCCCAACAACAAGCGGACGCCGCGGCCCGGGATCAGCGCACTATTGCTGACCTGCGCGCTGGCAATCAGCGGCTGCGCCTCCAAGTCTCCTCTTGTGGTGCGGCCCGATCCGGTGCGGCTGAATCCGCCCCCGGCGGAGCTGATGGAGCCGGAACAGCCGAACTTGCGCCAGAGACTTCAGCAGCTCTCTGGGGAATCGCCGCAGACGGCGACCGCGCCATCAGGAAGCTGACGGCCCTCCAAGCCTGGGCGCGTTCCGCGGTCCAGGTGTGTAACGCCCAAACGGAGACCAATCCATGAATATCGTCATCCCCCGCTTCCTGGCTCGCCTTCGCAAGCGCCTCGCCCCGTTCTTCGACCTTACGGCGTGGGTTCTGCTGGTGGTGAGCATCGTCCCGCTCATGTTCATCGACCCGGCTATGGTCCTGACCCTGGCGCAGTGGACCGCCCTGGCCCTCGCGCTGGCCGCGCTGACCGTTGTGATCGTCCGTGTGGTAATGCCCCAGGTGGACCTCTCGGAGTGGCTAGAACATGCGAAAACTGGCAACGTGGCGGCGGGCCTCGTGGTCCTCGCGGTCGCCTTCGTGGTCTGCTTCATCTTCTTGGGTATCGTGCTATGGGCAAAAGCCTGATCACCTTCGCCTTCGCGGTGCTCTGCTGGGCCTTCGGGTCCGCGGCCATCGCTCAGGACGCCCGCACCTTCGTCCCCGCCGGGGCGGAGGTGTACGCGCCCGTGCTGGTCGAAAAGCAGCGTGCCGTCTGGCCGGCAGCGCCGGAGCCCTGGACCCTCGCCGGTCTGGTGGAGCAGGAAAGCTGTATTAGCCTCACGCACTCGCGCTGCTGGAACCCCCGATCAGAACTCAAGACCTCCCGTGAATACGGCTTCGGCTTCGGTCAGATCACCGTGGCCTACACCGCGGGCGGTGCGGTCCGGTTCAACAAGTTCGAGGAGCTGCGAGCCGCCCACGGGTCGCTGCGCGACTGGACCTGGGCGAACCGCTATGACCCGGGCTACCAGCTCACGGCTATTGTGGAAATGAACCTGGACCTCTGGCGGCGGGTCGCCGCCTCCCCGGGCGCGACGGCGACGGACCAGTGGGGCTTCGTCCTGTCCAGCTACAACGGCGGGCTCGCGGGCGTCCTTCAGGACCGGCGGCTGTGCGCCAACACGCGCGGTTGCGATCCGGCGCGTTGGTTCGGCAACGTGGAGAACACCAGCCTCAAGTCCCGGGTCCCGCAGCCCGGCTACGGGGGGCGGAGTTGGTTTGAAATCAATCGCGGTCACGTGCGGAACGTCCTGTTGATCCGCCGGGCCAAATACCAAGTATTCTGGGGGATGTGATGGCGCTGATCGTCCAAGACAACACCGGCTCCGTCCCGAACGCCAACGCCTACATCAGTGTCCAGGAGTTCAAGGACTACTGGACCGACCGGGGCGGGGACTTCTCCGCCTACCCTGACCAGCAAATCGAAGCCGGGATCATCCGCGCGACCGACTACTTGGACCAGCGGTTCAACTTCGTGGGCAAGAAGCGCCTGGGCCGGGACCAGTCCACCGAGTGGCCCCGCACGAGCGCCTGGGACCGTGACCGCTTCTACATCACGGACATTCCGCAGGAGGTCAAGGAGGCCACAGCGGAGTACGCCCTGCGCTCCCTCGCCGCGGACCTGAACCCCGATCCTCAGCGGGACGCGACCGGCGCGGCGATCCAGTCCAAGTCGGAGCAGGTTGGGCCCATCAGCGAGTCCGTCACCTACGTGTCGGGCGCGGTATTCTCCCTGCCCAAGTATCCGGCGGCGGACCAGAAGTTGATCAAGTCCGGTCTGGTTCGGACCTCCGGCACGGTATTGAGGGGGTGACGCGTGGCACGCTTTGACTCCGCAATCGCCCTCGCCAAGCGACTGATCGCCAAGAACGGTCAGACCGTCACGCTGCGCGGCTTCGAGCAGGTCCCGGGCGACCCGGACCAACCCTGGAAGCCGGGCGGCAACGTGGCCGTGGATCAGCCGATTGAGGCCGTGTTCCTGGACTATGAGCAGAAGTATGTGGACGGGACCACGATTCAGGCGGGCGACCAGCGCGTGTTCATGCCCGCGGAGGGCCTGACCTCGCCGCCGGAGCGGGAGGGCATGGTGCTGCGTGGGGCGGAGGTTTGGAAGATCATCACCGTCAAGCCGCTCAACCCGAACGGCCAGGCGATCATGTACGAAATACAGGTGCGGCAATGAGTCTCCCGACCTTCGACAGCGCACGCGACGAAATCCAGGGCCTGTTCTGGGACTACTGGAAAGCCCAGACCCCGGCGGTGGCCGGGGAGGTTCCGACCGTGGAGTGGCCCGGGGTGGACTCCGGGACGCCCCCCGGAGCGGACAAGGCTTGGGCGCGGTTCGATATCCGGCACGCGCCTTCGCGCCAATCGACCTTCGGCCACATGGGCGGTCGCCGCTTCACGCGAACCGGATTGGTGAGCGTTGAGGTGTTCGCCCCGACCGCAGGCGGGGTCGGCTTGTCTCTTGCTGAAAAATTAGGCATAATCGCTCGGGACGCCTTCGAGGGGCGAGGCACCGCGAGCGGCATTTGGTTCCGTAACGCCCGGATTCAAGAGATTGGGCCCGACAAGGCGTGGTGCCAAATGAACGTCCTGGCGGAATTTGTCTATGACGAAATGCGGTGAACCCCTCGCCACTTGATTTAAGGAGCTGAACATGGCCAACAAAATCGACTCCAACGTCACCGGCCTCCGGTACGCTGAAGAAACTGACATCAAGGTGCTCCCCGGCGCACCGATCTGGTACCCGCTGGAGCCCAACGGCTACAATGACTTTGGCGGCCAGATCAGCACCGTGGCGCGTAACCCCATCAACCCGTCTCGCCAGCGCAAGAAGGGCGTGACCACGGACCTGGACGCCTCCGGCGGCTTCGGTCAGGACCTCACGCAGACCAACCTGACGCGCCTGCTCCAGGGCTTCTTCTTCGCGGACATCCGCGAGAAGCTGACCACGGCCCCGATGAACGGCGGGGTGACGGAGATCACCGGCGTGACCGCCGGTGACGACACCTATGACGCCGCCGCGGGTCTGGGCTCTTTCGCCGCGGGCGACCTCGTGTTTGCCTCCGGCTTCGAGCAGTCCGCCAACAACGGTCTGAAGGTGGTCACCGCTTCCGCCGCGGACGCCCTGACCGTCTCCTCCGCCCTGGTGGACGAAACCCCGCCCGCCGCCGCGAAGATTCAGCGCGTTGGAGTGGAGTTTGACGAGGGCGAGGTGACCATCAGCCTGTCGGCCTCCTGGCCGCGTCTCGCCCGCTCCAGCGGCGGCACCTTCGACTTCACGACCCTGGGACTGGTCCCGGGCGAGTGGGTGTTCATCGGCGGCGATGCGACGGCGAACCGCTTTGACGGCTCGAACAACAACGGCTTCGCCCGCGTCCGCGCGGTCACCGCCAATTACATCGAGTTTGACAAGTCCTCCGCGACCATGACCGCGGAAAGCGGGGCCACCAAGTCCATCCGCCTGTTCATGGGCAACGTGATCATGAACGAGCGGACGCCCAACCTGATCAAGCGCCGCACCTATCAGCTGGAGCGGACCCTGGGCCAGGACGCGAACGGAACCATGTCGGAATACCTGGTGGGCGCGGTTCCGAATGAACTCAGCCTCCAGATTCGCCAGGCCGACAAGGTCACGGTGGACCTGAGCTTCATCGCAGTGGACAACGAGCAGCGCGACGGCACGGCAGGCCCGAAGGGCGGAACCCGCCCGGACCTGGTGGATGCTCCCGCGTTCAACACGTCCTCGGACTTCTCGCGGATCAAGATGCACCTGATCACCGGAGGGAACGCGAACCCCAGCCCACTGTTCGCCTTCCTGACGGAGTTGACGCTGACGATCAACAACAACGTGTCGCCCAACAAGGCGGTCGCGGTCCTGGGGGCCTTCGACGTGAGCGCGGGCACCTTCCAGGTTGGCGGTAGCGTCACGGCCTACTTCGCGGACATCGCCGCGGTCCAGGCCGTGCGCAACAACGCGGACGTGTCCCTGGACTTCGCCCTGGTGAAGAACAACTCCGGCCTGGTCTGGGACATCCCGCTGATCGCCTTGGGCGAGGGTCGCCTGAACGTGGAGCAGGATCAGCCGATCACGCTGCCCCTGTCCATGGACGCGGCGGAGGGCAGCGCGGGTCATACCCTGCTGTTCAATGAATTCCCTTACCTTCCCGACGCGGCGGACGTATAATCAACCTCAGCGGGAGGGCTTCGGCCCTCCCGCAACCAACCTCAGCTAGCTGGAGAAACAGAGAATGAGTTTGTACAAACTGTTCAAGACCGACCAGAACCTGGAAACGGACGGCATCTTCATCGAATACGGCACCAACAGCGAGGGCAAGCCGATTCGCGTCAAGATCGCCCGTGCCGGCGGCAGCAACAAGGCTTTCTCGAAGGCCCTGGAAAAGGCCACGCGGCCCTACCGGAAAGCCATTCAGAGCGGCCTGCTGGACAACGGCACCGCGGACCGCCTGTACAAGGACGTGTTCGCTGATACCGTTATCCTGGGCTGGGAGAACGTGGAAGGACCGGACGGCAAGCCCCTCCCCTTCAACCGGGAGAACGTGCTGAAGCTGTTCGAGGACCTGCCCGACCTGTTCACGGACCTCCGCGAGCAGGCAAGCAACGTGGCGTTGTTCCGCGAGGAGGTGTTGGAGGAGGACTTGGGAAACTCTGGGAAGTCCTCCGCTACGGCTTCGAGCAAGGACCAGTAGAACGGAAGATCATTGAGCAGTGTATGAGGTTCGGGCAACCCCTGCCCACCTCCATACAGAACGCTCCCGAACTACACCTTGGGCTTGAGCTGTATTACACGGGCTTCCTGGACCTGACGTCATGTAGGCAAGTGGGCGCGGGACTCGGACCGATACCGCTGCTGGCAATCTTGGAGTATTGCCTGATCAGCGGCATCGAAGGCGAGCAGCAGGAGGACTTCGTTTGGTTCATCCAGCGGCTTGACCATAAGTACCTTGAATGGAGCCGGAACCGTGCCAAGTCTAAGTGAATTCAGCCGTCGCATCACCCTCCGGGGCCGAAAGGTCGCGGAGGGTGCTGACGCCCTCACTCGGAAGGTCGCCCTGGCCGCGGACCAAGCCGTGGTCATGGAGACTCCGGTGGATACGGGGCGAGCCCGGTCAAACTGGATCGCCGCCCTGGGCGCGGCCCCGGACACGGTCATTGACGCCTACGCCCCGGGCGAAGGCGGGAACACGGGCGCGGAGAATACCCAGGCCGCTATCAATCAGGGCGAAGCCGTCATCAGCGGCTACCAGTCCGGGCAGGAAATCCACATCACCAACAACCTCCCGTACATCCAGCGCCTGAATGACGGCTGGTCAGCGCAGGCGTCCGCGCAATTTGTCGAACAAGCCCTGATGGAAGCGGCGCAGGTGGTCCAATTCGGAAGGATCGTTGACGGGGATCGGGGGAGCTAACAGGTGGCCCAAGAACGCATCGACATAGTCATCACTGAACGAGGTTCCCGGGTTGTAAAGCGCAACCTGGAGGACATCGGCGGTGGTGCTCGAAAGGGGGCTGACGGTGTCGAGTTCCTGAAGAACGCGCTGAAGGGGCTCGCGGCCTACGCCTCCGCGCGTGAGCTGGTCCGACTCCTGGACACGTACACCAACCTGACCAACCGACTTCGAGCGACCGGCCTGGAGGCCCAGAACCTGTCCGCGGTTTACCGCGAACTGCTGGGCGTAGCCAACAGCACCCGCCAGTCCTTCGAGGGGACGGTGGAAACGTATGGTAGATTGGCCAACAGTGCGAAGGACATGGGCCTGAGCCAGCAGGAGCTGATCGGGTTCACGAAGTCGCTGAACCAGGCCATCGCGCTATCCGGCGCGAGTGCGACCGAAGCCCAAGCCGGTATGATCCAGCTGGCCCAGGGTATGGCTTCGGGCGTCCTGCGCGGCGATGAACTCAACTCCGTCCTTGAACAACTCCCGACCGTCGCGGACGTTATCGCCAGCCACCTGGGGGTGACCCGGGGCGAACTTCGTCAGATGGGTCAGGACGGCAAGATCACCGCTGACATCATCTTCGACGCCTTCCAGAATGCCCGGGGCGAGCTGGAGGAGCGGTTTGCCAAGTCCGTCCCGACCATCGGCCAATCCTTCCAGGTCCTGAAGAACAACGTGTTGGACCTCGTGGGCCGCTTCGACCAAGCGACCGGGGCCAGCGCCGCCGTCTCCCGCGCTCTGATGTTCATCAGCGAGAACCTGGACACCGTTGCGAAGGTCGCGGTGAGCGCCGCCGCGGGCCTCGCCCTCGTGGGCGGAACCGCGACCGCAATCAACGTCGCCCGGAACGCGGTGCTGGCGCTCAACGCGGCTATCGCGGCCAACCCCATCGGCTTCCTCCTGGTCCTGCTGACCTCCGCGATCACCGCCCTGACCATGTTCCGCGACCAGATCAAGTTGGGGACGGACGAAACCACGACCCTGGGCGACCTGATGCGGGCCTTCGGGGAGACGGTGAGCGCCGTGTTCAAGTCCGTCTGGCAGTGGGCCCAGGACACCTTCGGGCCGCTGATCCAGCTGGTCAAGGACTGGCTGGGGGAAATCGACCTCAGCGTGGTGGGCATCCTCCGCCTGACCGCGAAGGTTGTTGACAGTTACTACGGTTTCTGGTTCGGGGCGATCAGGGCAGTGATCACCCTGTTCAAGGGCCTCCCCTCCGCCCTGGGCGACATCATGACCCAGGCCCTGAACGTGGTCCTGGGAAAGATCGGGAACTTTGTCAACGCGGCGGGCGAGCTGCTGAGCACGGTGACGGAGTTCGCCGGGCTCGGGCGGATCGCCGCGGTGGATCTGAAGATCACCAACGAGAACCGGGGCGCGGCCCAGCAGCTCGGACGTGACGTGGGCAACGCTTTCCGCGACGGCTTCAACAGCGTGAACTACGCCCAGACCTTCCTGGAGGACCGGATCAAGCGTGCTCAGGAAATCGGGAAGGAACGCGCCGCGGCGGATAACGGACCGGCGGCGGACCTGAACCAGAGCGGCACCCGTAACCTGCCCGTGGACGCGGATGCGGCGAAGAAGGCCGCGCAGGAAATGAAGAAGCTACAGGACGCCCTCGCCTCCTTGATCGGGTCCTATGACCGTGTCTGGGCGGCTCAGAAGGAGTACACGGACGGCGTGGAACTTCTCGAACGCGCCCAGGCCGCGGGCCTGATCACGGAGGAGCGCAAGGCCCAGGTCCTGCGCCTCATGGAGGAGCAGCTGCGCGACCAACTGGACCCGCTCGGAGCGTTGAACCGCGAAATGGACCGGGAGCGCGAGCTGCTGGGCATGACCGCGGAGCAGCGCGAAATCGAGAACCAGGTGCGGTCGATTCAGCAGGACCTCCTGAGCCAGGGCATTATCCTCAACGAGAAGGAACTGGCCCAGCTCCGGGAGCGCATCGCCCTGCTCCAGCAGGAGACCAAGCTGTCTGAGCAGCGGAACCAAATCTTGGACGGGACCCTGGGACGCCAGAAGGCGTTTGCGGACCAGCTCGCCGCGCTCAATTCCTTGATCGCAGACGGGACCCTGACCCGCGAGCAGGCCAACGCCTACCTCGTGGAACAGAACAGCACGCTGCTCCAGGGAACGCTGGAGGGTCAGCAAGCTCAGATCGAAGCCACCCGGCAGATGTATGAGCAAATCGACCAGCTGCGCCAAGCGGACTTGATCAGCGAGCAGACGGCCCAGCAACTGAAGGCCCGGGCCGCGGCGGACCTGAACGCGCAGCAGTTGGCGAACGCTCAGAACTTCTTTGGGAACCTGGCGACCCTGTCCCGCTCGAAGAACCGCGAACTGGCGGCCATCGGCAAGGCGGCGGCGGTCACTCAGGCGACCATCGACGGCGTGCTGGCGGTCCAGAAGGCCCTCGCCTCCAGCCCTCCCCCGGCCAACTACGCCCTCGCTGCGGCGGTGGGCGTAGCGGCGGCGGCGAACGTCGCACAAATCCTCGCCCAGGGCACGGAGGGCTACGCCTTTGGCGGCGACTTCCGCGTGGGCGGCACCGGCGGCACCGACTCGCAAACGGTCGCTTTCCGGGCGACCCCCGATGAGGTGGTGTCCGTCCGCACTCCGGCTCAAATCCGGGAGGAGGAGCGCCGCCGCAGCAGCGAGAACGCGGCCCCGGCGGGCGGGACCAACGTGGTCAACGTCCTAGACCCGGCGCTGCTTCAGGACTACCTGGCCACGCCGGAGGGCGAGCGGGTATTGGTGAACGTGATCCGGCGCAACCGGACTTCGATTGGGCTACAGTAAGGGGAGAACAACATGAACCTGACCGAACTTGCGGACATCGGCCCGGTCGCGGTCCTCCCCTTCCAGCCGGAGGCTCCGATGAAGGAGACGCTGGACTGGAAAACGGACCTGATCACCTCCTGGAACGGCAATGAGTTCCGCCAGGAGGTTCGCCACGCTCCCCGGCAATCCTTTGAGCTGTCCTGCCCGGTCCGACCGGAGCACCAGCCCCTCGCACAGCACCTGCTGTTCGGAGCCCGCGATGCGGACCGCTGGGGCGTTCCCGTCTGGGCGGAGGCTCAGCAGGTCGGGGCGGTCAGCTTCGGGGCCACGGAGATTGCCGCAAACACCACTTCCCGTGACTTTCGGGTCGGGGGCTGGGTCCTAGTGTGGGATAACCCGGAGCGGTGGCGCGTAGGGCAAATTCAGGCCCTTTCCGCGAACCTGATCACGCTGGAGGAGGAACTGGGCCAGACGATGTTCAGGGCCTGGGTGGCTCCGCTCCGCCTCGCCCGCCTGACCGCGACTCCCGAACGGACCCTGAACGGCTATCGCTCCGACCTTCAATTGGCGTTCACCGTTGAGGACAACATCCGCCTCCCGGACCCGGCGGTGACCCAGCTGGAGGGGCATGACCTCGCGTTGGACGACAACCTCATGGGCGGCTCCGTAATCAAGGAGAAGATCACCAGCAATGTCGAGCTGCTGGACTATGACTCAGGCCTCGTGGGCAAGTATTACCGCTGGTTGCGGCCCAAGCCGGTCCGGCCCTACCAGATGATGGCCCAAGGGGCGGCGGAGCTTTGGGCTATGCGGCGATGGCTCCACCGCCGCGCGGGCCGTCTCCGTCCGTTCTGGCTCCCCTCCGGCGAACCGGACCTGCGGTTGGACTTGATCGGTCCGATCACCACCCACGTGATGTTCCGGGATGACGGGTACATGGCTATGCCGGTGCGACCGGAATATGTCGCCCTCCAGGTCGCGGACGGGACCTGGTATGCCCGGAAGCTGCTGAACCCCCAGCTCACCGGAACTATAGTGACCGCGGAGCTGGACACCCCGCTCAAAAATGTTGACGCGGCGGAGGTTTTGCGGGTATCCTTCCTGGGACTGTATCGCCTGGATACCGACAAGGTTGACCTTCACCACGAAGGCGGCGGGGTCTGTACTTGTGAAATGAATATACTGGAGCTGACGACATGATTGAAGAAGTCCCTGAGCTGTTCCGTTTTACCCAGGGGGTCCTGTCGGAGGCCAATATCATGATCGCCATCGACACCTCCGGGTCCATGGCGGAGTTTGTTGACCCACCCGACAACACCATTACCCGCCTGGACATCGCCAAGCAGGCCCTGTCCGGCGTGCTGGACACCATCGGGGCGCTCGCGGCCACGGTCGCCTATCCCATCAACGTCCGAATCAACGCCTGGAGCAACGGCAGCAGCGTGATCACGCGGAACGCGATCAACGGGAACGCGACCGCCGTGGAGGACCTGAAGGACTGGATGAACGACCGGACGGCGAGCGGGGGCACCAACTTCGAGGCCGCGTTGTCCCCGGGCTTGGCCTTCTTCCCGACTGACCGACCGGCGCAAAATCTACTGTTCTTCATCACGGACGGCCTGCCCGATCCGGCGAACACCGTGGACAACGCCCTCGCCTCCTGCGGCGAGCTGGTCAACGCGGCCTCCGGCCCGCGGAACCGGCAGCAGGGGACCGCCGTGAGCATCTACGGCATCAACATCGCCCTGGCCGACACCTCTCAAACGGCCCGCATCGACAACACCCCCGGCGACGGGGTGCCCGTGATCAACGATGGGGACGCCCCGGCCCTCCAGGACGCGATCACGCGCCTGATCGTTCCCTTCCGTCAGGACATATGGAACTTCACGAGCGCGGACCGGGACTTGACCTACAACGGGGAGCTGTACCGGGCTATCCCGATTGGGCGCAGCTCGCCGGAGTCCAGTGACGACACCCAGAAGGCGGACCTGTCCATCACCTTCGGGCGGGACAACGACTTGGCCCAGGAGTTCCTGCGCTACGTTGGGGACGCGATCACGACCGTGACCGTGTATCAGATTGAGGAAACCGGGGTCAGCGCGTTTTGGCGGGGCCGCGTGGCTTCGGACAAGATAGATGGCGATGAAATGACGCTTGAATGCGAGTCCGTGTTCACGTCCCTTCGCCGCCCGGGCCTCCGGGCGCGGTATCAGCGCAACTGCCGCCACACCCTGTACGGCTCCGGTTGCGGTCTGGACAAGGAGTCATTCCGGGTTGACGCGGTGTACACTTCCCTGCTGGATCGCACCCTCATCGTCCCGGACGCCGCGAACTACCCGGCCAACTACTTCACCGGCGGCATGGTCCGCTCGCCGGACGGCTCCGCCCGCTACGTGCTGAGTCATTCCGGGGACACCTTGGTCATGTCCCGCCGCCTCGAACGCCTGGAGGAGGACGGGGAGCCGGGAGTGACGGAGGTTGGGCTGTACCCGGGCTGTGCGCGGACGCGGAACCACTGTATCAATCGTTTCAACAACCTGCCGAACTTCGGGGGCTTTCCTTGGATTCCGTCCAGGAACCCCTTTGGCGGCAGCTCTATCGTTTGAGGAGGCGCGGCCATGGTTTGGTGGTACGTTGCTGTATTTGTCGCGGCGCTGGTGGTTTCCTACGCCCTGACGCCGAAGCCCCAGAACGCGAAGCCCGCGGCCTTCGAGGACCTGGAGGTTCCGACCGCGGAGGAGGGTGGGGAAATCCCGGTGCTGTTCGGAACCCGCGACATCAACAGCGCGAACGTGGTTTGGTACGGCGACCTGCGAACGGTTGCCGTGAAGAAGAAGGGCGGGAAGAAATGACGGACAACCAGAAATTGATCGTGGTCCAGCGGGACATGCGAGCCCTGAAGTATTGCTCCCGGGGCGTCCGCGAGTTCTTCCGGCTCCACAACTTGGATTACAGCAAATTCCTCCAGGAGGGTATCCCGGCGGAGGAGCTGCTGGCGACCGGCGATTCAATGGCGGAAGCCGTAGTGGAGGTGGCCCGTGGGCGGCAGCAGTAAGAAAGTCACCGTTGGGTACGAATACTACCTGGGCATTCACATGGTGCTTTGCCACGGGCCGGTGGACCGTATCCAGCGAATTGACGTGGACAAGCGGACCGCCTGGGTGGGGTTCAACCAAGGCGGGCGAATCAATATAAACAACCCCAACATGTTCGGCGGCGAATCCCGGGAGGGCGGCATATCCGGGGCGATGGACATCATGATGGGGAGCGTCAGCCAAGGGCCCAACGACTATCTTGCGGCGCGGCTCGGATCGGGCGTGCCCTCCTTCCGGGGCGTGGTGTCCGCGGTCCTCCGCCAGATGTACCTGGGCATGAACCCGTACATGAAGCCCTGGTCCTTCCGCGCCCAGCGCGTCCTGAAGCGCAGCGCGGGGCAGGCTCAGTGGTACGCGACCAAGGCCCCCATCGGGACCGTGAGCCGGGCCGCGCTGTACTTCGCCCTGGACTGCTCGGGCTCAATGGCCGGGGACCGGCTCACCAACGTGAAAACCGCCATCGTGGCGGTCCTGGAGTCCTTCCTGGGCTTGGGCGCGTCCTCCAGCATGGACATCTGCGTGGCGGCCTACTCCACCGGCGTGTCCTCAATCACCCGCTACAGCGTGGGCAGTACCGGGATTCAGCAGATCATCGACTGGGTGAACGGTCGCAGCGCGAGCGGCGGGACGGACTACCAGGCCGGGGTATCCGCCGCCCCGGGCTTCTTCTCGAATACCGGGGACAAGCCCAGATACGTGTTCTTTCTGTCGGACGGGACCCCGGAGCCCAGCAGCGGGACCCCGGAAGCGAACGCGACCGCGGCCCGCGCTACGCTGGATGGGATCGGGGGCGTAAAGACCTATTGCTTCAACATCGACCTCGGGGACACGACCTACACCCGCATTCTGGACAACACCCCGGAGGACGGAGTGCCCGTGGTCTCGGGGAGCGACCCCGCGGCCCTCGCCGCCGCGGTCATGGGCGGACTTCATACCCAGCTGGACCTGAACCCGGCCCACATCATCCATGAGTGTCTGACCGACACCGAGTGGGGCATGGGATACCTCGCGGCGGACCTGGATGACGCATCCTTCCGCGCGGCGGCAGACCGCCTCGCGGAGGAGCAGATGGGGATGAGTCTGCTGTGGACGCGCCAGACGGAGCTTGAGGACTTCATCCGCGAGGTCCTGAAGCACATCAACGCGGTCCTCCGGGTGAATCGCCGCACCGGCAAGTTTGAGCTGAAGCTGATCCGGGATGACTACGTCAAGGATGATCTAATTGTCCTCGGGCCGGACAACATCGAACGCCTGACCGACTTCTCCCGGCCTTCCTTCGGGGAGCTGGTCAACTCCGTCACGGTCAACTACTGGGACCCCGCGACCGGCGGGGACGCCTCCCTGACCGTCCAGGACCTCGCCCTGGCGGAGGCGCAGCGTGCCGTGGTGAATACCACGCTCCAATATCCGGGCTTCACCAACTCCACGTTGGCTTCCCGGGTCGCGGAGCGGGACCTGCGCACGCTGTCCACTCCGCTGATCAGTTGCGTGATCTACACGGACTCAATCGCCAAGGACTTGGGGGTGGGGACGTGTTCGTGCTCAACTGGCCGGACTACCTCGTGGGGGCGGTGGTGATGCGCATCACCCAGATCGCCTACGGGAACGGGCGGAGCAACAAGATCAAGATCGCCTGCACCCAGGACGTGTTCGGGCTCCCGGAAGTGGTCGCCTATGAGCCGGAGCCGCCGGTGTGGGAAAGCCCGGATGTGCCGCCCACCCCGGCGACTCTCCGCCTGGCGAAGGAAACCACCTATTATGAGCTGGTCCAGAAGGGAGGGCAGACCGCTACCCAGGCCGAACTCGCCGCCAACCCGGAGGTGGGTTATTTGATGTGCTCCGCCGTTCGCCCCAGTTCGGGCTCAATAAGCGCCCGCCTGGCAACCGATGGGGGAGGGGGTGTGTTCGAGGACATCAAGTCCATCGACTTCTGCCCAGGGGGCGTCCTCTCCGCGGACCTGTCGAAGTCGGACACCCTGATGGTGTTGACGGACTTCAAGGACCTGGACCTGATCACCCCCGGGACCTGGGCATACATAGACGATGAGATGATTGCGGTGGACGCTATCGACCCGGCCACCGGCATCGCCACTATCCGGCGGGGTATGCTCGACACGGTGCCGCGGCCCCACGAAGCCGGTGCCCCGGTCCTAGTTGCGGATGAGTACGTGGATGACGACAACACCGAGTACGTCCAGGGCGACTCCGTGGGCGTGGCGGTCCTCCCGGTCACTGGGCAGGGTCAGCTTCCTTTGGGCTCCGCGCCGGTGGACGCGGTGAACTTCAATGCTCGCGCAATTCGCCCCCACCGCCCCGGGAACCTCCGGGCCAACGGGGACCTCTGGCCCGACCCTTCCGGGGCGATCAGCTACCCGGTTACAATAACCTGGTCCCATCGCAACCGCCTACTGGAGACGGTCCCGACCTTCACGAGTTGGGACGCGGGGAACCTGACCCTGGAGCCGGGGGCGTCCTACCGCCTGGAGCTATACGGAATCAACCCCGCGGGAGAATGGACT